ATAATTGCTGCGCCTATTTGACTGATACCAATTGGTAAAAACGATTGATCCTTTTCATTGGTAAAAACACCTGGCGATACTATTCTTTCAGCCATTGATTATTCTCCTATTATTATTTTAATATAAATATGGTTGATAAACGGAAAAACTAGGATTCAGGAGTAAATGTTCCTGTTTCGATATCTATTTGCCCATCACCATATTTTTCTTTTAATTTATTTAATAACGTTGTTTCTTCTTGCTTTAATGTTTCAAACTCAGAAAATAGATGATCTTTGGTTTTATTAATTTCATTTAACTGTGCTGTTACTGTGTATTCATCAACAGTTATTAAACCTATATTGTTACTATTTTCTGCATATTTTGTTCTTAGTGTTTTGATTGAATCAAAATCTTCTTTATCCAGTTTTTTTGTTCCCATAATATAACCTTTTTAATTATAATATATATAATTTTATTGTAACTTCCTAAGACATTCTTATTTTTATAAGACTACCACTTCTATATAAACCACCTAATGGTACTCCTCCTAAACCTGCAGCTGCGTCTGTTGCGTAATGCAGACTTTCAGATACTTGTGATAATACTATATATGACGTTCCTAATAATGATCCGGTTAATGATCCTTGAAAAGAACCATTGCCACTCAATGTGTGCGATGAGCTTACTGCATATGAGCTTGATATACTAGCATCTGATTGCGATGACGATACTGCATATGATGCTGATATAATTCCTGTTATTGCACTTCCTTCTCCTGATAAAGATGTAGCTGTTATTGAATCACTGATAGTAGCAGACCCAGTTATGTCTAAAGATCCTGATATTTGTATTGCATATAAATCGGATGCTGACAATGCGTCTGTTAATTGTTTTAATTGACTTGAAGTTATTCTACTTCCGTTGGATATACCACTACTAGAAATTTTATTTGTCATGATTACGTTCTTTTTTTATAAATATCAATTGATAAAAGAAAAAGAAAGATACCTCTAAAATTTAAAATTAAATTGAGCATATTATTGAATTAATTATTAAATTTAAAAAAGAGGTATCTATTCTATAGGTTGTTTGCTCAGTTCTCCATCATCATTTATAGTTATTCTATATCGTGTACCATTAGGAGAACGAAGTATAATTCCATTATTAGATTCAGTAATTTCTATATCTGTATTCGATTGTTGATCAACTTTAGAATTTATTTTTTCTTCTTGTTCATCGAATTTCCTACGTATAATTGTGGCTATTTCTGATAATATGCTCATAAAAACTATGCTCGGTAAATTATAACCTTAAATTTTATATAAATATATGTACAGAAAAAAAGGGGCGATACCGCCCCTTATTTAGTTAAATGATATAATCTTTATTAGACTATGTTGTGATTTTACGCAACGCCACCTGCAAATACTGGGACAGCACCTAAGATTGCTTCAAAATCGTCTTTATTTCCAAATTTAGTTCTGAAATCATCTCGTTTTTTGGTTAACTCAGCTGTTGCTTGAGCTAATGCATTATTAACTGCTTCAGCATCTTCTACTAATTTGTCTTTGAATTCAACTATCGAGTTTACAGTTTCATCAGTATTTTCTATTAACAAATTAGCTGCAGTTGTTTGTGCAGACTTATCGTTTTCAATTTTTTCGATAATTTCTCCACCTTTTGCACTAACATTTGTATCAACATCAGCATAATTCTGTTTTTCTGTTGAAGAAAAAGCGTCGTGCTGTTCAAAATCTAATGCTTCATTTGCTAGTACAGCTGCATTTTGTGTGCTTTTGATTTGAGTGTTACTTCCGTTTACATATTGAGCAATTAGCTCTACAGCTGTGCCTCGAGGCATTGCTATGGGGCCTAACTCAGCTGGTGCTTCTCCGATTATGATAGTACCAGAATCTAAATCATTTTGGAATTCAGCTACAGCTGCGTCTGCTGCGTTTTTGGCTTCTTGTGCTTCCGCCATAGCTGGACCACCCAACATTGCTGATTCTATAAATGCTATCTGAGCAGCTTGTGCAGTTGCTTGTAATGCAGCTAACTGAGTATCATATTCTTCTTGTGTCATATATGAAACTTCAGTTGCACGTTCAACAGCAGGCGGTTGACCTACTACTGGCATATTTTTTAAATTTTCAATATTCATTTTTAATCCTTATTTTTTTTTAATTTTTAGTTAAATTCTTATTCTACGACTCTTTGTTGTTTTTCGCCTAAGAGTTCACCAAATAAAATGATTGACACATCCAATGAACTACCATATTCTGTTTGTAGCTCTTCTTGCGCTTTATTCTGTTCGTCGTTAAAAGCAAGAAAAGAATTATCCATTGCAGCATCTGCTTCTTGTAAATCTGCTAACGCTTCAGCAATCGAGTCAGTTCTAGCTGGGTCTTCGTTGTCTGTTATAAATGCAATCAATTTATTTAAATCTTCAGTATACTCTGTTTTAGTAGCGTCATATTTTTCTCCGATTGCTTTTTCAGCTTCTGCAACAGCATCTGCATTAGATTGATGCGTCTCTGC